TAGAAAACCATCCCGTCTTCAATGGCAGATTCTTTTGCCGATGACGATGAAACATTTGGTAACGACAACCCGTCCGTGTGGGACTATCCTTTCCGGTACATCACCGAAACAAGGAGGTTTCCAGACTACAAACGTGGTATTCTTCGCCAAACGCAGCGATACGATCCTTTCGTAGATGTTGCACTCAAACACTTCGATCCCGAACTCAGGGAGGAGATCAAAGGCTACACCCGGTCACCTGGTGACGAGTGGGACCTTGCAGACAAGTTCAGAAAGTATGACACCGCTACTCTCAGTCATCCTACTGGAAATGCAAGATTCACCGCCGCATACGACCAAGCCGTCAAAACAGTGATGAAAGAGCTCAAACTCTTCGATCCTGTTGCTCCCCACTGGATTCTAGACATTGACCTAGTCAAGTCTACTTCTTCCGGATATCCTCACTTTCAACGCAAAGGAGATATCTTTGACCAACTGCGTCAAGAGGGACGTTTCCATTTCCACCATCTTAAGCTCTTCGATCTACATCGATGCCCGCTTCTTCCTTGTGTTGCTTCAACACGTGGAGGTTTAGCCGAGGCTTCTGATCCGAAGACTCGCTTTGTGTGGATGTACCCTGCCGCAATGACCGCCTGTGAGGCAGTCTTCGCTCAACCACTGATCGACAAACTTTACAGTGAGAAAGCAGACTTCTTCTTAACAGGAGTTGATTCCAAGTTCCGAATTCAAAAATTCATGTCACTACTCTCCGATGAGGAAGGCACATCAGGAATTGGTCTCGATTTCAAGTCATTTGACACTTTCCGCAATACTCGCCTCATCCGCGATGCATTTGCAGTGTTACGTCAAAATATCAAATTTGGCTACTACTACGACAAAGTCCATGGATTACAAAAAGGACGATCCGGAGTAGACGTTCGTGCCGAGAAAGCATTCGACAACATCATTGAATATTTCATTCATACACCAATGCTTCTTCCCAATGGCCGCTGTGTTACCAAACATCACGGTGTACCATCTGGCTCGCACTTCACGAACCTGATTGACTCAATTGTCAATCGAATTCTGATTACAACTTTCGCCTTGTATTCAGACATTCCAATCAAAAACCTCAAGACCAACGGTGACGACTCGGCTTTTACAGCCTCGACCACCAATTCAACTGGTATACTTGAGAAAGCAGCTCAATTCTTTGACTACTTCTTTGGAATGACCGTTTCAGTCGCAAAATCTTGTGTCGCCACAGGCCCATCAGATATGCACGTTTCTGGAACCACCTGGTCGCAACTTCGACCACACCGCCCAACCACCGAATGGTTTATGTTGGCTGCGTACGCAGACACGTACATTGCCCGCCCGTTCGACAGCTTCCAACGCCTTTTAGGCCTTGGGATCGCTGGAGGATTTGGAGACGCTAAATACGTCCGATTCTTCAGTTATTTCCAGTCTGGCTACGATTGCAGACACGGTCCTAACCTTCTCAACTGGAACAAACTTCGTTGGCTTGAACACGCTTTCAACATAACCGAGTTACCGCTTGTTTACAAGCAAGGGTCCCGTACTTCTACGAGACTTCGCCTCCTGGCTACTTAATAGCAGGAATCCACTGAAACCTATGAATAAGTTAGTTACAATACTAATTTATGAG